CGAAGTACAGCGACGAGTACTTCAAACAGATCACCGCCGAGCAGCTCGTCACGAAGCTGGTCAAAGGTTACCGGCGGCATGAGTGGCAGAAGATGCGGGAGCGCAACGAGGCTCTCGATTGCCGGGTTTACGCGCGGGCTGCGGCAGGCCGGGTCGGTATTGACCGCTTCCAGGAAAAGCACTGGGCCGATTATGAGCGTCGGGTCGCGCCGCCGCCGGCACAGGAAGTGAAACAACCGCCACAACCGCCGCGCATGGATGGGACGCAGGCCAGCCGTAACCGCGTGCGCTTCAGGATGGATCTCTAATGGCATTCACTCAGTCCGACCTTGATGCTCTCGACGCTGCCCGCAAGCAGGGCGCGAGGCGAGTCCGCTTTCAGGATCGCGAGTTCGAATTCGATTCCGTCGACGATTACTTGAAGCTCCGGAATCTGATCTTGAACGACATCGCGCAGCAGTCCGGGCCGCAGCAAGTGCGCCAGGTGCGCATCTACACGACGAACGGTTGGGGCCACTAAAGCACCGTGCCAATTGAAACATTGATGACGCTCGCGCGCCAGGCTGGGCACGATGTGATGTCGGTCCCGCGCGTACCGCGTACCCGCGCGATGGGGACGTTCCCCTTCGATGCCGCCGGGCGCGGTCGTCGCGGGATCGGCTGGAATCCACCGACCCTCGGCCTCAACACGCTGCTGTTTTCGCATGGCCTGGAGCTGCAGGCGCGGAACCGGGATGCGGTTCGCAATAGCGCGTGGGCGGCGGGCGCAGTGGATTCGTATGTGGCGAACGCGATCGGCCGTGGGATTCGCCTGGTGTCTCAGCATCCGGACGACAAGATCCGCGACCTGATCACCAAAAAGTGGAATCGCTGGATTCGTGAATGCGATGTCGAGTATGACCCGCGGAATCCCGCATCGGGCCAGACGGATTTCTACGGCCAGCAGATGGTGATTGCCCGCGAAGTGATGGAGGTTGGCGAGTGCTTCGTCCGGTTCCGGCCGCGTTCGGTGAAGGAAGGGCTGACAGTTCCGCTGCAACTGCAACTCATCGAAGCCGAGCAGCTACCGCTGTGGCGAACGGCCATCGAGCAGATGCCGCCGAAGAACTCAGTCCGGTGCGGTATCGAGTTCCAGCCCGACGGAAGGCGTGCGGCGTACCACTTCTGGAAGGCGCATCCGGGCGAAACGATGTTCTTCCCAATGGAGGCGCTGTCGGTGGAGCGCGTGCCCGCGACCGAGGTGCTGCACGTCTACAAACCGATTCGCGCCGGCCAGTTCCGCGGCCAGCCGTGGCTCACATCGGTGATCGCAAAGCTCTACGAGTTGGAGCAGTACACGGATGCGGAAATCGTCCGCAAGAAGCTCGCGGCGATGATCACCGGGTTCATCACGCAGGCGAGCCCGGACAATCCGATCATCCCTCCGGACCAGTATCAAAACGGGCCGAGCCAGACGGAGCAGGGGACGCAGATCAGCAAGCTCGAACCCGGCACGTTCCAGGTGCTGAACTTCGGCGAAGAGGTGCAGTTTGCCGACGCGAAGGACAGCGGCGATTTCAAATCGTTCATCCGGAGTTGTCTGCAAGCTTTTTCGAGCGGGGCCGGGCTTGCCGAGTATCAGATCAGCGGCGACCTATCCGGGATCAACTATTCCTCGATCCGCGCGGGCCTGCTGGAGTTCCGCCGCAAGTGCGAACAGTATCAGCATTCGGTGTTCATCTTCCAGGTCTGCCACCCGGTGTACAAGCGGTGGCTGCGCGAAGCGATGCTGGCGCTGGTATTCGGTGTCGACCTGTTGAACGCCTACAACAAAGATCCCGAGCCATTCGAAGAAGTGCAGTGGGTGACGCCCGGTTGGCCGTGGGTTGATCCCGAGAAAGATATCAAAGCTTCGGAACGGGCGGTCCGAGACGGGCTTTCGACTCGCTCGATTGAATGCGCCGAGCAGGGTTACGACGCGGCCCTCATCGACGCGCAGCAGAAGGCCGACAACGACCGCGCCGATAAGCTCGGCCTCTCCTACGACTCCGATGGCCGGAAGATTCTCACCGGACGTAACGCCGGCATGACCGAGGAAGAGATCGAGCAGGGCGCGGCGAGCGGGAAGGTGGAGGCCCAATGAAGCACCTGGCGCACGTTGCATCGCGGTTTGTGAACTGTCCGCTGATGATTCATCCGCCCAAGCTGGAGGTGATCATCAAGGCTCTGGCGCCCCGACTGGGGATCGACCCGGACATCGTCCTGGCCAACCGGGTACCGATGGACGCCACGGGCACGCTGATGGCCCGTTATGCGGAGGCCGGCGAGGAGAGGGATTACGCGGTCTTGGATGGGATCGCGGTGATTCCGGTCCAGGGCACGCTGCTCAAAAAGGAATCGTTCATGTCCGCGTGGAGCGGCGCGACCTCTTATGAGCAGATCCAGCGCCAAGTGGCCAGCGCGATCGATGACGCGGGCGTGCGCGCGATCCTGCTGGATATCGATTCGCCGGGCGGCGAGACTACCGGATGCTTCGAACTGTCCGACTACATCTATTCGGTCCGCGGCATCAAGCCGGTGTACGCGGCCGCGAATGATATTGCGCTGTCGGCGGCGTATGCGGTCGCGAGCGCGGCCAGCAAGGTCTTCGTGACGCGTACTGGAGCCGTGGGATCGGTCGGTGTGTACGCGCTGCACGTCGATCAATCCGGGTTCGACAAGGATCTCGGCGCAAAGTACACCTACATCTTCGGTGGCGACAAGAAGGTCGACGGGAACCCGCACGAACCACTGAGCGAAAGCGCCAAGGGCGACATCCAGGATGAAGTGGACCGCGAGTACGGGATATTCACCGAGACCGTGGCGCGGAACCGGAAGGTAGCCAAGAAACAGATCGTCGCGACCCAGGCCGGGCTGCTGTGGGCAGAGAACGCGGTGCCCCTGCTGGCCGACGCTGTCGGAACGATCGACGATGCCATGAATGCGCTCAGCGGAGTGCTGGGTGCGCGAAGTAAGAATTCAACCGCGGCGACGGCCGCAATTCCAACCAAGGGAGAGCATATGAACGACGAAGTGCAAGCCCTCGCCGCGAAGAAAGAAGGCGAGGCCCCAGACAACGAAGTCAAGAAGTCGAAGAAGGAGACGGAGGAGTCCGGCGCGAAAGAGCGCGACGGCAAGAAGCCTCCCGCCGACAACGAAGAGGACGACGAAGACGAAGCCAAGTCCAAGAAGGACGACGGCAAGAAGAAGGCCGCCTCTGCGACGATGGCGGCCACCCAGCCGAGCGGCATGCGGGCCGAAGGCGACATCGAAGCCATCGGCGCGCTGTGCAAGATGGCCGGTTGCCCCGAGAAGGCTGCGGAGTTCCTCACCAAGAAAAAGTCCAACGGCCAATACTTCACCGTCGCGGAAGTCAGCCAGGAACTGACCGCCGCGCGCGTGATCGAAAGCGAGAGGAGCATGATTACTTCGCACGTCAACCCCAACCAGGGCGCGACTGGCTCGCTGCAGGAACTCGAAGCGCAAGCCACCACCTACGCCCGGCAGAATCGCGGCAAAGAGACTCCTAATCTCTACGCCGAAAGCGGTACCACCAAGCTGACCAAGGAGCGCGCCTACGCCTCAATGCTCGAAGAGCACCCCGAAGTTTACGGCGCATTCGTGGCACAGCACAACGCGAAGGGCCTGATCGCCACGCTCGAGCGGGCAGGCGTTCGCCTTGCTCGTTAAAGCGAAAGGAGACCAACAGACATGGCATTCGAACAGACATTACGCACGGTAGGCCTTCCGGCGGCGGCCGACCTCACGAGTGGCGGGACGGTGAATCCGCAGTTCTACTTCGTGACCGTCAACTCGTCCGGACAGATCAACTTCACGGGCGCTGGCGCCGTCGCCGATGGCGTGGTCCAGGACAAGCCCAACGCACAGGGAGTCGAGGCCGAGGTTGCGATGCTCGGCATCACCAAGCTGGTGACCGGCGCGGCGGTTACTGCCGGCGACCCGCTCATGGCCAACGCCAGCGGCCAGGCGATTACGGCGACCACTGGCAATTTCGTGCGGGCGCGCGCGCTGGCTTCCTCGGCGGGGGCCGGCGTGATCATCCCCGCGCTGCTTCTCGGCCCGTACAAGATGTAGCGATTCACAAACAAGGAGAAATCAGAAATGCCTCAGCCAACACTACAAGACGTTCACGTCAATCGGCCGCTGACGAACATCTCCGTGGCCTACCTTCAGGAGGCCGCCGGCGTGGAGTTCGTCGCTGACAAAGCCTTCCCGGCGGTCCCCGTCGAGAACAAAAGCGACCTCTACTACACCTACGCGCGGGCCGACTTCAACCGCGACGAGATGCAGAAGCGCGCGCTTGCCACCGAATCCGCCGGCACGGGCTACAACGTGAATTCCACCGGCACATACAACTGCGACGTGTGGTCGCTGCACAAGGATGTGGATGACCAGATCCGCTCCAACAGTGACTCGCCGCTCGCACCCG